GTATCAAAAGAACCATTAGTAACAAGTTCAGAACCTATCTGCTCAAAGTCACCATTTTGTACTAACTCTCCACCTATGATTTGTACGTCTTGAATATAACCATCTTCTCCTACTCTTGTCGCTGATGAATTTCTTGTAAATGTGAAATCTGCATCCCCTTCTATTGGCTTAACACTATGTAAAATACCATCCGAATAGGCGGTTGGTGTGGTAATAACTTTGGCTTTTTGTAATAACATATTAGCAGATTAAAGCGTTTAACAATTCATCAGTTTCATTACTATTCTCATAATAACCTACCCTTACATACATATCATTCGTAATGTTTGGCTCATAGTAAACATCACCCCAATATGTGCTTGAAGTTTCTCCCCACCAAGTTCTATGATATATTTCGTTAGCCATTTTTTTTCTTTTTTAAGTATTCAGCCAATTTTTTTAAGTTAATTGGTTTTACTTTATATTTTACAACACCCATCCTACAAAGTTTGCGTTCTTGTCAGGATCCATATCTTCGTTTGTGTTAGTATTGTATTCAGGAAACAAATTCTGATTGAAATCCATATAATCTATAAACCTTCTAGTATAGAAGTCAGCAAAGTTTCTATGTTTTTGTGTAAGAAAATCTACTTCTTCTTTTGTAGGATTTTCAGCGTTTTCACTTCTATGTCTAAATAACCCTCCATTTCGTAATTCGTAACTTGCAAAAGGTAAATAGTCTACCATAGCAAAATGAATAAGCATAGGCTGGATATAGTCTTGAACTAAATCTAAATAATTACCTAACAAAGTTCCTGCTATAATATCGGCACTAATTCTATTGTAAAGGTCAGTACCTAAATAGTTTTGAATGTGCATCTGTTGTGCGATCTTGATAAACTGAATAAATTTATCAGTATCGACATTCCCATCTAAAATGCTATTTCTTACTAAATCTTCTCTTTTTATAAATAACGCAGTAGCCATATCTTATCTATTTACAAATCCTTGATTCGGCATATCAATAGGTTTTTGAGATACTAATGGATCATTGTCCTCAAATATCCTACTGCTTTTTTGTGCTTTAGGACTTGTTACATCACCAGTTTTTCCTGCCTTACCTTTAAACCTATAAGTTTCCCTTCTCCATCTATGATGACAAGCACCACCGCCTTTATAAAGCCAAATAGAATAAGTATCTGCACCTCCTAGTCCCCATCCTTTATTAACTGGTTTATTTTCCATTGCTATAATATCCTCTTTACGATAGATCTTATTAGCTTCAACCATTTTTTTACAAAATTCCCTTGATTTACTCGTAACACTTAAAGGGCTATATCTATATCTTACCTTGTAATAATCGCCTTCAAATTCTGTATCTTGTTCACTACTAGCTAAAGGTCTTGCAGTTCCTGTACTTACAAAATTCCAAACCTTTTTTAATAAGCTTGGATTATTTAGTTTTTCTATTTCCTTGTCAAGTTCTTTTTCTGTTTCATAGTCTACATCCCTTTCATCAATAAGTTCCCATTCATCGCCTAAATCCTCACCCATATCAATTAAGACATTAGCTATTTCTGTGTCTTTATCTGAACTTAACTTTTGACCTGTTTCTTCTTCTACTTGTTCTTTTGTTAAAGCGTTTTCAAGGTCTACAAATTCAAGCGGTTGTAAGGTCTTAAAATATAGATTTAAGGAAGCATTGTTAAAAGATAGTACTTTATCGAAAGCAGTTAGTAAAAGTTCTTGAAACGGCTTAATAACGGTGTTATCGAACAAAATAGATGCAGTCTTTAACTCATCTGCATTATTTCCAAGTCCTGTGTTATCTTTAATGCCTAATAACATTGGTGAAATAATCCTATGCGCTACCATTATCTTACGCATTGACTCGTCAGATAAAAACTGATACTGGTTATGAGCATCCGATAGCTGAACAGTTTCTATACTAGCTTGTGATTCTACATTATCAGAAAATGAAAGAATAAACTTACCTGCGTTACTTGTACCGCTAAACTTCTGCTTAATCTTTCTTTCTATTACCTCCTGTGTTTCTTCATCAGGAACACCATTTGAAAAATTAATAAGCATAGAAGGTGCAAGACCATTCTTAATATTGTTTAAATGATAGTTGCTTATCTCCTCTTCAAGTTCTGCATATTGAAGTCCTCCTTGATAGTCCACAGGTGAATAGTAATAAAATCCTGCTCTATATGGTTTAACGCAAAGTATTTCTATTTCGTCATTAGAAGTACCAAAAGCACTAAAGCGTAAAGGCTTATCACTTGGTTTTATTTTAGTCCAATCGTTAAAATAATAGTAAGCATCTATTTCGCCTTCTTCGTTTGCTTTTCCTGTTCTTAAAGTTTCGATTGGAAAGTGTGCAACTTCTATAATTTTTTTATGTGGCTTGTCGTAAACTACTTGCATAGCACATTGCCCCATTAATTTTAGATCATAAGATAGTTTTCTAACGCAATCATCAGCAAACAAAGACTTCATCATTGCGTATTCTTCCAACTTGGTGTTTGAATCCGTAGCATCTAACCCTCTACCAAATATCATTTGACTGATTCCATTAATAGCAGCGTTATTTGTTGGTGATGCATTATAAAGGTCAATTAAATACTGATAGTAATTGTTGTCATCACCATAGCTTACCCATTCATCCTTCTTGTTTTCAGAAATCTTTGGGGCAGTATAAGATGCTAATTCAACTATTTTTATACTCATAATATGATATAATCGTTATTATATGTGTTTTCGGTAGTGTATTGATTTTTATTTACCGTATAACTTGCTATTACTTGATCTGTGCAGAAAATCTTATCCTTGTAAATCACATCACTACCAAACTTACAAGTCATATCGTAAAATCTATTCTCTACTAACGACAAAGTTAAGTCAAAAGTCATATAATCACCACTTGTAGAAGTAGCAACTGAATAAGTCGTTGATTCATTAGTACTGCTATCCCTTAAAATAACATCTATATTAGATTGATATTCTCTGGGGATAATTTTAAGCGTTTGCGCTGAAGTGCTTGTCGTTAAAATCTTCATACTTATAAAACGACTTAATTTTAAATTTTGTGTAAGGGACAAAAAAAAAGCCACCTATAAAAGATGGCTTAATTTAGTTAGATTGTTTTTAATCTAATTACGGTGCAATTTGAGTAGCACTTTCGTTAGAAGTTACAACAGTTGAAGTAACAAAGTACGCAGGAAGCGTTTCTTGAGCAGAGAACACTAAAGTAAATCCGCTTAAGTCACCCATTGCAGCACCAGTTACGATTGTTCCACCTGAAACATCAGCACCATTTGCAGCACCAATTAAGAAATAGTTATCGTTGTAGTCTTGCACAAAGATATGTGGTCTTGCTTTGGCAATAGTTACGATTTCTTGTTGTGTTGCTACGTCTAATTTAGTTAGAGTAAGATTTAAGGTTTGCTCATAAAAAGTAGTTCCGTTTTCACGACTACTTGTTATTGCTTGTTCAAGACTTGAATTACCCTTTACATCGAATTTAAATAAGTCTGGTGTTCCTGCGATTGCAGTTAATTGTCCTGCATCAACTGTTAAAGCACCTAAAGTGCCAAAATCAGCCAAATAAACCGCTTTAATACCACCGACTGAATCCTTACAAGGTAATTCACGACCAGTTGTTAAAGTACACGCCATTTTGTTTTATGTTTTAAATAAAAAAGGGTGGGCAGTTGCGCCCACCCCTTTCTACAGATTAATAATAATTAATTAAGATTGGTAAAGAACGATATCAGAACCAATTCCGTACTGAACACCTGCGGTATAACGCATAATTAGCCTAACGTTCTGCGATCCGTCAAGGTCAGCCATATCTAACAATTTAACTTCGTTATGGTCAGAAAGTAGACCAGTTCCAAAGAATAGGTTAGATTTTTCAGCAGCCATCATCTTGTTTGAAGCAAGTCCGTTAGCTACGAATAATTTAACACCATCAAAAGTTAAATCTTGACCGTTAAACCAAGTTGTTCCTTGATTACCAAGACCGTTGTTAGAAGTAGCAGCAACGCTAAATCCACCTAAAGCACGAACATAAGCACGAGCAACATTTTGAGGGATATAGATGTGAAGATCTTCTTTTCCGTAAAGAGCAGAAGGAATAGCATCTACAACTTTTCCAAGTTCAGCAATGACGTTAGCAGCAGTAACAGTAGTACCAGTTACATCGATAACATCAGTATCAGCAGTAGCTAAAGTAACGAATCCATCAAATTCACCTGCGGTTGCATTAACACCACCCCAAATTGTTTGTTCTGTTTTCTCTGCAACTTTAGCAGCTACATAAGAAATAAGGTAATCAGAGAAAGAAGGAGGAAGGTTGTCAAAAGCACCTACACCCATTTCCATTGCTTCCCAATCAGAACGGAAATCTTTCTTACACAAAGCAAGATTCACTTGGAATTCTTCTGGTTGTAAGATACGCTCTGTAAGAGTGATCACATCTTCAGTAGTTGTAAAGTCACAAGTTGCATTAGCTACGATAGAATCTAAAGCAAGTTTCTTAACTACTTCTTTGTATTTAACATTCGGTTTAATAGTAATACCACCGTTAGAGATAGTATTTCCAGACAAAAGAGCAGCAGCGATATAATCACCTGCAAATTCTCCTGCATAAGTTGTTGTAATTGAAGTTACACTTCCACTTGTTGCCATTTTTTTATTTGTTTAAATTAATTACTTATTTGAAATTTTTGATAATACTCTATCAAAGGTTGTCATTGAACGATTTTGCGAAAACTTAATTTGTTTCTTTTCGCTTTTTACTTCAGGTGTGTGCTTAAAAGTTTTAGATAGTTCCTGTTTAGGTTCTTCTACAACTTCCTCTTGTACTTCAATAGAAAGTTTAGCTTCTAATTCACTTACCTTGTTTTGTAGTTCCTCAATTAAAGGATTTACACTTGAAAGGATAGCTTCTACAAGTTCGCTTTTTTGTTCTTCAGAAAAATGTGTTTCAACGACAGTACTTTCTACCACTTTCTTTGGCTCTTGTACTTCGCTCATTTCTTCTTCAACAGTAGCTTCTTCTTCTACTACCTCTTCAACTTCTTCTTCTTGTGCTTTGATTGCGCCAATAACGCCTTCTTCTTCTACTACAAGCATTGAACCATCTTCCATCATATACTCACCGATAGGCATAGGGATACGCTCATCTTCAGTAACGATAAATACTGGCTGCCCTTCTGCAAATTCATCAGCAGAAATAACAGTACCATTATCTAACTTGCGATCTTCAAGTTCAACACGAGTATTAAGAATTGTTTGAATCTTCTTCAACATTTCGGTTGTTTTCATAAATACTTATTTAATAATTAAACGATTGATAAAATAATTTTGCATTTTTAAAAGTATCTTTGTGTTCTTTGGATAAAAAGTATAATATCCCACACCTCTGCAGTTCCACCATCTGCGGTTATTTTTAAAGTAGCACCATTCGCTACAAAGTCAGCATTTGCATAAAACTGAAAAACTTCGTAAAAGTTCTGTTCTGTGTTATTTCCTTTATAAAATTTTAAAGACTTATTGATTCTTTCGTACCCTGTTACACCTCCGTTTACTAATTGAAAGTCTAAATGGGTATTGTTAGTATTAGAGCTACTTGCCTTAAATACAACCGTAACCATATAAGTATCATTTTCATTTTCTGCGGTTATCTTTTGCGTAACTGCGTTAAAGAAATCATATCCTTCTGGACTTCTTGTAATTGTATTAGCGTTATTAGGAAGTGTAACTTGAACACCATCAACTAAAGAAAGTTTATTAGAGGAAGTATACTGACTATCGTCATATCTTGCCCAACCTAATTGCGAATAAGAAGATAATTGTGAAGCAGTAGCTTTTTTAGTTACGCTATTATTTACAATAGGCACGACATCGCTTGAAGCTAATGTAGTTACCGCATTTAAATTACTTATTTTAGAATCTGCCATTATAGTATAATTTTGTCGTTATTCTCCTGAAGGATCTTAAAGTTATCTTCTTGCAATAAATAGTCTTTTTGTGTGGTTACAGATACTCTTGTAATACCTATACCCTGCGCCCATAAACTACCATCACAACAATCGATAGAATAAGTATTAGTGTCTTTACAATAACAAGCCTTACTCATTGTCGATTTGTTTTAGTTTTTTTTGCGCCCAAGCAATACCTTCATCACCGCCCCAAGCATCCCACATTAATTTTCCGCAACCCTCTCCGTATGGAGTATTTTTATTTTGTTCGTGCCTTTTAAATCCTGCCATCCTTGCGATAGTTTCCCTTGAAATTCTTTCGCCTTTAGCTAATTGATTTGCCCTTTGTTTTCCTACTGCCGTACCGCAACTACCCCAACCGTTCTTTTCTGCCCATTTTAACGCCCTCTGTGCATTAGTTGTTGCTGCTTTAGGGTAATCGTTATATGTATCAAATTGATATCGTATAAGTGCCTGTTTTATCTCTAACAATTTAAGACCTGCTTCTATTTCTTGCTTAAGTTCTTCTTCCCTTTCTTTTTCAGCAAAGAAGCCTTCAATAGAAAAACCTTTAACTACCCCAGTCTTGACGTAGTCATTCCATACTTCTTCGTTATCTACCTTAACGCTTCCCATCCAAGTACCAACTGGTACATCCATTCCGTATAAAGCAGACTTGTCTTTTTCCTTATCTTCTACGATCCAACTTTCAACTAAAGTAAGTCCTTCTATTTTGTATAAATGCTCAAAGGTTGAATTGTGTTGGTTTCCTTTTTGTAGGAATAATTCTGAAGCCTTTCTAATGGTCTTTTTAGTAAAGTAGATATAGTACTCATCGTTTTTGTCTTTACGATAAATAGCCTTATTAGGAATAAGTAACGCACCCATTAAGATACGCTTCTCATTATCTACTTCCTGAAACTTATATTCTTTCTTTTGGTTAAGAGCAATAAAGTTTTCCTCAATAGCAGGATGCTCTACAATAGAAATAGCATCAATGCCATTCTCTTGTTCTTCGTCTATAATTAATTCTATAATGCGCATATCTATAAAACGATTTTATTTAAATTTTGTATTTTACCCTAAAGTGGCACTTTCAACAATATTCCTGTCTAAACTTTGTGCCGTTGTTACTTCGTTACTTACTACATAAGCTTTAACTGGTTTCTGTGTTTGATCTGCTAATAACCCTGCTAACTGATTCTCTGCACCTCCTCCGACAATGTTAAACTGTGGTGCTTGTGAAGCAGCAGTAATACCTCCACCACCTGCACCTGCTGATGGACTTGGTAGTGCGCCACCTGTTAATGGTGTTTTTTTATTTCCTTTTAAAGCAGCAATAGATTTTCCTGCACTAGCTATACTACCTGCAATACTAGCAGCAGCTGATATAGTGTTAATAGTTACCCAAGGCTGACCAAAGGTTAAAGGTGAAATAGCTAATGCTTGAGCGTTTGCTATACCTGTGCTAGATACAATACGAGAAATAGAAGCTACTTGGTCTACTACAATACTTGCAATAGCTAAAGCTTTACTTTCTTTTCCAAAAGCAGCAAATACTTGTTGTAAACCATTTAAACCATTAGCAATAGTTTGAAGGTTAGCTTCTCTTGCAGATTGTTCTGCTTGTATAATAGCGATTTTATCTTGTAAAGCTTTTTCTTCAATAACTTTTGATGCTTCAGCATCTTTTTTCTCTGCCTCTAATTTAATACCTGCGTAATAGTCCCTTACTTCTTGCTGCTGCGCTAATTCTGCTCCTAACGCTTCAAGTTCAGCTAGTTTTCTTTGTTCTTCAAGTTCTGCTTTTTGAAGATTAGTTTGTGCTTCCTTGTCTTGTCTTTTTAATCTATATTCTTCTCTTATTTTATCAATAGCATCCTCTTTAGCTTTTTGCGCTTTAGCTGCATCATCTATTTTAGCCTGTTCTTCTTTCGCTTTAGCCTGTTCATCTCTTTCTATTTCCTTAGATACCCTATTAAGTTCTCTTTGTGTAGACCTAGCAGCATCTGCTCGTCTTGCTACTACCCTATTAACTTCAGCTATTGCTTGTGCTTCTTTATCTAAGTTTTCTTTATTACTACGACTAAAGGTATTTTCTAAGACCTGCGCATCTCGTCTTAGTTCTAAGTATTCAGTTTCTTGATTTAATAGTTGCTCCTCTAATGCTTGGGCATCTAGTAAGGCTTGTTTTCTTTCTTGTGCAGTAAATTCATCTTCTTGTCTAGACTTTAACCTAAGTAGTGCTATTTCGCTTTCTAGTTTCGACCTATCTACAATTAATTTACGTTCTATTTTGTCAGCCTTAGCCCTCATATCGGCTACACTTGCAGCAGCCTTAGCTTCGTTTACTTGTTCTTTAACAAATTCTTTAGTGGCTTCAGTTGCTTTGTCTATTGTATTAGGTATGCCAGTAAAACTATCGACCAAACTATTTGCAGCTTTTTTTCCTACGTCTAAAGCTTGTGAAAATTCACCCTCAAAGACTAATTTAATTGCCTTACCTACATACCCAACAGTTTCAAGAATAGAGTTAAATCTATTAGTTATATTTTCTACAAGTAAATCCTTAAAATTTAATAAAGCTTCTTTAGGATTTTCAAATACAGATATAATACCTTCACCTAAATCTGCCAATAGGTCTACCAAATTACCAGTTAAAGCACCTATTACAGTCATTATCTTGGCAAACTTATTCTGACCTTCTTCGCTTCCAGTAAATGCAGCAGTTAAAGCCGTTACGGCTAATATAAGCGCACCAATTCCTGTACTTAGTATAGCAACCCTTAAAGACTTAAAACCTCCTGTAACGCCTTTTATAGTGCCTTTAAACGCAGTAAACTTAGTAATAGCTCCTCCAGTCATCTTATCTAAAGATCCTGTTAGCTCACCGCTTACCTCTTGAGTATTTTTTATTTCGCTATTAACACCTTTTAAGCTATTTTCAGCTTCTTTAGTATTGGCTTTTACGTTTATTATTACTTCTTGCGCCATTCTTTCTTAATTGTAGTTAGTGCTTCTTGTAGTGTTTCTTCTAACTTGTACTTTCCTTTGGCGATGTCTATATATTTACCGCTTACATCGTACTGAAGTCCATCTAATATTGCTTTTATCATCCTGTTATTGATACTAAAGGTGTTACTAATCCATTAAATGCGCCTACTGTTCCAAAATACGCTTGAACAGATAAGACATTACTTACAGTTTTGTCTAGTGTTGTAAATTCATAAGATTCTAACTTACTACCGCTTGGTACTACCTTTGCTATGTACTCACCGTTTTCATACATAAAATATTCAGTAGCATTGTCTACCTTGTCCCATTCTAATTTTACATAAGCAGGTAGTGATGGTGTGCCTAGTCTTACGTTTTCAGTTCTTCCTGCGTTTACTGTTTCTACTAAATTTATTCTTTTCGTAGGATTCCAAAGCGTAGGTAGTTCATTGTATAAAACCAAAGTACTTTCTTGCGTTTGTAAATTAGTGTTTACAGAATCTATCTTAAATGTGTGTTGTCCTATTCTAAATCTATCTCTTAACTGATAAGTCAATAACACACCTAAAGGAAGAAATGCTTTGTAAGTTAGTTTTCTTGCACTTTTTTGAAATATAGCACTTATGTAATCAGAATAAAATCTATTGTAAAGACTATAATCTTCTTGCCCTTCATCCCATTCATTAAACTGCGCCCCCCAATGAATAGATTTTCCATCTGCATCTATGTTAGTAGGTGCATTGTAATTAGTTAAAACAGTTTGCGTACCATTACCATTGTTCCATCTAAATTGACCAGAAGGAACTCCAGTTCTTAAAATAATAGAATGAATCAAAGGAAGCCCTACAATTGGCTTTAATTCTTTATCTGTCATTAAACCATACTGAACAGAACTTAATGTACCACCTGAAGATCTAATGCGTTCAAAGTACATATGCTCAAAGCCTATATCAACAGAATAACTTTCGCCATCCATATCATCTGTTCCTGAATTCCAGTTTAAATCACCGAACTTATCATTTGGATAAGCTTCATCGTAAGCGGTAATAAGTGCAGACTTTCTACCTTTGTAAGAGAATTTAATTTCTTTGTAAGGCATTAACCTTTCTACTTGTGTTTCCTTTACATCTATGTATTTAGTGATGTCGTGTTCTGCCCCTGTTGAATAATAATCATTTAAAGGCAACACCTCAACTGTTTCATCTCCGTTTAATTCTGTACTAATAGAAGAAGTCAAAAGGTGCATCTTGAATAAGTTAATCAAAAAGTCATATACCTTCATTTCAGGCATCTGCTCTGGTACGTTTACCGAAGCAGTAACAGAACCTGAAGTACAACTATAAGTAACCGCAGTTCCACTATCTACCCATTGACCATAACTATTCTTTACTTGTTTTTGAATTACTATGTCTTGACTTGTTGGTGTAAAGACCGTATCACTAATTATCTTAAAACTTAATTCGTGTGTTTGTGTTCCACCTAAAGGATAAGGCAAAGCACCTGTGTTAAAAGTAAATGTTCCTGAAGCAGTACCCCTAAAAATAGGAAACCCTGTGGCAGTACCATTGTTATAAATTTCTAAAGTATAATCTACTGGTGTAGTACTAACTTTATAGCTTTCAATAAGGTATCTTACGGCAGGTTCAAATTGGTTATCAGAAGAAACTAATTGACCATTTACCCTTTGATCAGTTCCTACGGTAACCCAAATAGAACTATCACTAAAAAAGGTAGTTAATTGATTTTGGTCAGCAGCTTGAGTCATTACCCCTGCTTCCTTATGAAGCCACATATAAAGATTTCTAAAATATGCAGTATTCCAAAAGTATTGGCTAAAGTCTAAATTATATTTCTCCTCAATAGCATCTATAATACACTTTAATCTAATGGAAGGTTTTAAGTCTGTTAAGCCTACATAATAATCAGGATAAGTTGGACTTCCAGTTGATGTTTTTACACTTACTCCATCGTATTGAAAAACCCTTGTGTGAGAAATAAAACTATACTTAATATCTCCGCTAAACAAAGGTGAAGCATTAGTAAAACTTTGTCTAACTGTTGTATTTTCGTAATCGTGATTATAATTCTCTAAACCATAAGTCCCACCTGTTAATGAAGAAAGAGTATCTTCACCTAACTTGTCTTTTAAGGAAACTGCATTCCCAAAAAAAGTAACTTGGTAAGAATCCGCTTGATTGTCTTTTAACTTTACACCGCTTAACCTTAACTTGCCATCTTTGTATCTTATGCCGTTTACGTTTAAATACGCACTTACTCTAAACCTTGCATCAAAAGTATTTTCTGTTATGTCAAAGTTATAGTAGTGTTTAAATATTCTGTTATTTGTTTTAGAAGCAGGTAGGGTAAATTGTCTTGAATATGTTGTGTAGATTTTAGATATATCTTTTACGTTAGCGATACTGTCTGAAATAGTAATGCTTTCGTCTTGAAACATATCTACACGCTCACCTTCTACATATAGCTGAACTATCTGCATCTATCGAATGTTTTGTACTACATCACTTGCAAATTCTATGTCA